AAGTCACAACACCAGAAGGTTACGTAGCAGCATGGTCATCTGGTGGTGATGCTGTTAAACTCGTAGATCGTATGGAGTTTAGTCGTGCCAACTTCCTTGCTGTCAAAAACTGGGGAAAGTAATGTCTGAAAAAGAGAATAAGAAACCTGTTCCTGTAGTCGATACTATTCGAAAGGTTGTCAGACAGGCAAGAAAGAAAAAGATTTATAAATAATATAAGTCCTGTAGAGGGAGACAAATGAAGAAGATCGTATTTACGTTTGGGCGTTATAATCCGCCCACCACCGGTCACGCAGAATTAATTAATTATACTGTATCATTAGCACGTAGAACTGGTGCTGATCATCGTATCTATACCTCCCAATCACATGATCCTTCCAAGAATCCACTAGCACCAAGACAGAAGATTGCTTTTCTTCGTCAGATATTTCCTGGTGTAAATTTTGTGGAAGACTCCTCCATGAAAACAGCATTTGCTATCTGTAAGAAACTAGCAGATGAAGGTTATGAGGATGTAACATTCGTTGTTGGTTCTGATCGTGTAGATGAATTTAAAACACAACTTGGCAAATACGTCAAATCAAGAACTGATAAAGACTTCAATCCTAAAATTCATTATCCATTTAAAAAGTTTCAGGTCGTGTCATCTGGTGCCCGTAAGAAAGGCATTTCAGGTACCGATCTACGAAATGCTGTCCGTAAAGGTGACTTTGCCACATTTGCTAAAGCATCAGCAGCGAAAGATAGAGCATTGGCCAAAAAGATATTCACCACAACAAAAGCACAATTAAATGAGAGTATAACCCGTAAAGATTTCCATGACAAGTTGGATAACTTCATTGACTATACTTGTAAGTATCTAAAGATCAAAGAAAAGCCTGGTCTCAAATATAAAGAACCCTCCGATCAAGGCGAGCAGCCATCATTTGCTGCATATTCACCATCAGACAAATGCGTTATCATCATGACCAAGAACCGTCATCCAATGGACATCTTTAGGTCTGTTGCACATGAATTGGTTCATCATAAACAAAATGAAGATGGCAAACTCGGTAAAGACGTTGCTAAAGAAGGTGCTACAGGTTCTCCTATAGAAGACGAAGCAAACTATATGGCAGGAAGAGTTATGAGATACTTTGCCAGAGAAAATCCATTTTATTTTGATATGAATTATGTTATGGAGCATAGAGCAATTCTACTGGGCGGTGTTCCTGGTTCTGGTAAAGATAAAGTTTTAAAAGAAGCAATTCTACCATTGGGATATGTTGAAGTATCACAAGAGAATTTCACATCTAAAGATTGTGTTGGTGATAATCTTGTAATCAATGGTACAATGGCGCAATATGATCAGACAAAAGAAATCAAAAGCATTCTAGAAAGTCATGGATATAAAACCATGATGGTCTTCGTCAATACATCTAACGAAGTCTCTAAACAAAGAAACGAAGCAAGATCAATCAAAGGCGGTAGAGTTCTATCCGAAACAGTTAGATTTAATAAGTGGAAGAATGCACAAGACGTATTAGAAAAGTATGATGAATTGTTTGAAACTGTAATCGAGGTTAAGAACGATCTAGATTTGAATCAACCTTTTGATGTTATACAGAGAACACATAATAAACTTATTGAATGCGTTACAGAAGATGTTCGTAAGTTCACCTTGAATGAAGCAGATTATAATTTTGAGAATATGCTAAGAGAGATGGATACAAGTCGTATGCCACTTTCAAGAAACATTCAAGACATACGATCTGCTGAAAGAAAAGCGGACGATGCAAAACTGAAATCTGGTGAAGATATTGGAAATGTTAAAGGACCGTCATATTCATGGATGAAATCACCCGCCGATTATGGATCACCCGATAAACCTAATTATAGATATGATATGAGTTCTACAAAGAACTACAAAGCACCTATTAGACCCGACAATAGACCAAATATTGTAAGTCATGACAGAACGAATTATAGTCCTTCAACTGTTGATGCTGTAAATGCAAGTCGTGATCCTATATCAAAAGCACCAGTATTTAAAGAAAATTATTCCGATTTCTCACCAACACTAAAGAATAATCCTGTAGGTGGTGCTGGTAACTGGGGTACGTCTAAACTAGCAGACAGATATAAAAAAGATACGCCAGGTCAAGAACCAGGTAGCAACAAAGATATGAAAGTTATTGATTTCAATAAAGCACCGTCAAATGCAAAACAGGTTCCTATGCCAAGTATTCCTATTGGTGCTGACAGAATTGGACCAGAAGTTGGATATCCTAAAGAACCAACGTTTGGTGATAATCAGACACTACCATTTACCACGATGTATGATCCAATCGGTAGATGGATGGTGAAAGAAGAAACACGTAGAAGATTTAAAGAGAAGTATGGAAAATTAGCAGAGCAGAAGATTAGGGAAACTGCTTTGAAATTACAGCAAAGAGAGAGTCTAGACGATCCGTATTCATCATTCACTGGAGCGACACCAAATTCGTGGGAGATGGAATATACAAGACCTATCGGTGCTAATCAAATAGATGCAGAGAAGCAAGGATTATTTGGTATAAAGATTAGAAGAAAATTAAAGAAAACTAAATAAGTATAACACTATATTATAGTTTCAGAAACAAAGGAACCATTAAATGTTTAACAACAGATTTAATTCAACCAAGAAGGATCCGCTTGTAGAAGCAGTCCAGTCCGCCATGCAGGATGGTGAGATTCGTCGTCAGGCCGTGGCTTATGTAAACGAGGCATTCGGTGTTTATAACCGTAATGCTGTTGTTAGAGAAGACCTAGCAGAATATGATGCTGCCATTGAAGAGGCATATAATTGCATGAAGGAAGGCGAGAAAAAGGACGAGAAGAAAGAGGACAAGCCAAAGGCCGACTACTCAAAGATGCGTGAGAAGATGGTCGGTAAGGGTAAAGACCTAGAAACAACTCGCAAGATTGTGGGTGAAGGCAATGATGGCAATCTTGCTAACAACTATCCTCCATATGATAAGGTTACCAGAGGCGATGTTATTGCTGGTGCCACTGGTAAGGACCAGATGGGCGGTAAGAAAAAGAAGATGGAAGAAGAACAGATTGATGAAATCTCTAAGAAACTAGCACTCAAGGCTATGAAGAAGTCAGATGAACGTGGTGAAGAAGAATATGATAGAGATATGACAGATGATAGACTATCAGATCCTAAAACACATTGGGATCGTGCCAAGAGACTCCGTGGTCATATGAAAAGAAAGTTTGGTAATAAAACTATCAAAACAGGTGGAACGGATAATCTATCACCAAAGTCATATGAGCAAGGCGGTGGTGAAAGACGCCGTGCTGATAAGTTGAAGAAGGGTCCAAGAGCAGGAATGATTTCTGCTAGACATAGAGACAAACTAAAGCATAACATTAAGTATTCTCTTGGCAAGCACAAGAAGCCAAATCTACCAGAAGAAACACAGATTGATGAAATCAAAGTTAGCACAGCAGATTCATATCTTAGTAAGAGAACGGAACAAGCACGCAAGGGATTACTCCCAGGCGATCATAATCCTACGAGCAAGACAGAATTGAAGAATATGAGAAATGCTGCTGAACGCACTGATAAAGATTATTATAAGAAGCGTGGATTCAAGAAGATGGAAGAAGGCACTGCCGAGGCAGAGACATCCATGAATGTAACAAGAGACAACAGACCATCAACACCAGCACAGACCAATGCTGCTACATCTGGTCCATCCGCTGCTGATAAGGCTGCTCTAACATCTAAGATTAAGACAATGAAGGAAGCCGTATATTCAGCAAAGGCTGCTCGTGCTGGTAAGGACATTGGAAAGCCAGGCAAGGAGTTCAAGAAGATCGCTGCTAAGGCTGGTGAAAAGTATGGTTCAGAAGAGCGTGGCAAGAAAGTTGCTGGTGCTATTCTAAAGCGTATTCGTGCAAAGCATATGAAGGAAGAGAATCTAGAAGAGTTGTCAGCATTTGGTAAGGCCTTTGCTGCTGCTAAAGGTCAAAACTTTACATTTGGTGGTAAGCAATATTCTGGTGCCATGAAAGGACAGACAGGTTCATCATCAAGTTCCTCAGGTCCACAATCTAATGCAGGATTGCGTGGAGCAACAGGATTTCCATCTAGAAATATATCTACTAGTAAAGCGGAACCAAATCCAAGATTAGGATCTTCATCTTCATCAGGTCCTCAAGATAATCCAGGATTACGTGGTTCTTCTATGCCACAAACTCCTAAAGCACCAACTCCTGCTGATCGTTGGAATGCTTCAAAATCATCAGCACCAACTTCTGCACCAGCTCCTACAGGAGGACCAGCAAGAGATGTTGGCATGACAGGTAAAGCAGGTGGAGAAAAGGGTGTGACATCTGGAAGCACAGTATCATTAGATCGCCCAGGAAATGTTGGAGCATCTACTCCTTCTTCACCACCAGAGCAGTCAAGAGCAGCTCCTGGAACATTTGCGGCTCGTTCTGCCGCAGGTGAAATGAAGGCTGATGCAGCATCCGCTGGAGTAAAGAAACTAATGTCCATGAACGAATCCGTTCAGGTCGGTGCTAACAGATATAGGATCGTCTAATGGCCTCTAATAAAGGCAAGATGACAGGAAGCAAAACCTTGGGAGCCCTGCAATTTAGGCAGGGCTTTCAAAAGGGAGGATCAATGCAGTCGCATAGAGACGGTAAGAGATACAATTTGGTAGCAGCCTCAAAGCAAATCGCAGAAGATGACACTAAGGTTGCATTGAACAAGGCCACTCAGAAAAAGTTAGCAATGCAGGGTACTTATACTAAACCTCTGAAAGACGGAGGTTCTGTTACAGTAAATCCTGACAAAGTTGATATGGTTGGCCAAGGAAACAACACAAACGTATAAGAAAGAAGGAATATAAAAATGCCACTATGGGGATCAATAGACAATGCTGCCAATTCAGATATTGCAGCATTGATTCAGGTAGGTTCTAATACACAGTTTGATGTAAATAGAACCACACTTTATAACAATACAACAGCAAATACATTTATGAAATCCGCTCAGGGCAACGTAGTTGTTGGTCAGTTCGGTGTTTCTGCTGGTGAAATTCAGGCAATGAATGAATCAGGTATGGGCCATGCTCCACACTCTGGTTGGGTTCTACGTCATGAAGGCACAGGACTTAAAGCAGGACGTGTATGGTATGAAACACTTGTTGCTACAGGTTCAATGACTGGTGATGGTTCAGATGATACATATCTACCAGATTATAAGTTAAGTATTGCTACACAGCCATCCAGCAATTCATCTGCAACTGCTGGCAATCTTACATTCACTGTTGTCGGTTCGTCTGTACCAACTGGTGCTGCATTTACGTATCAGTGGCAGGTAAACAACAATGGTTGGGCAAATATTTCTTATACAGCAGGAAGATATTTCAATCCAACTACTGACACACTTACAGCAAACAACATTACCGCAAACGGCAACGTATTCCGTGTAATGGTAATGTCAGCAGGTGCGACAACAGTAATTTCATCAAACGCAACAATCTCTAAAGTATAAGGAATAGTTTATGAAAACTTTCCGTGACCATCTAAAAGAAGAAGTCAAGATCGGTGCCCTCGCTAGTGGGGGCATCGACATTGAACGAGATGCTATCAGAGATGAAATCAATGGTATTCTATCTGCAATCGCATCAAGACCATGTGTCACACCTTACGGATCATTAAACAAGATTCGCAAGGCACTGGCATACTTTCATATTCATTTGCCAAAGAGAGTTTATCTAGAAGGTAGACACGGTATTGAAGTATGGGAAATCAATCAGTTCGGTCATAAGATGGGTGTGACCGATCAAGGTGAATGGATTAATCATGTTCCTGCAAAGTTTCATCTTTTCTTTCATTATCATCGTGTCGGTTCTATGTATTATCTGGAAGCGAAGATTGTTGATGATAAAGAACTAGAGTCTAGAGTTAGTTCTGCTGAAAGAATGGTTGCAGAGGAAATGGATGCTGCCATGAGACAGGACTTTGCTAAGGCAAAAGCACCTAAAGAAGATCCACATACTGCTCTAGGTGATTGTGATTGCAGTCAAGGCGACTCACCAAGCACCAAGAAGGCCGTCAAGGTTTCTATGAAGAAGATTGATGAAGACAAAGATCCTTGCTGGAAGGGTTATGAGATGGTTGGCATGAAGAAGAAAGGTGGCCGCAAGGTACCTAACTGTGTGCCAGTCAAGGAAGAAGAACAGGTTGATGAAGCAAAAAAAGAACCTGTATATACTCATGAAAAGGGTCCTCTATATGGTACTGTTACAGATCATGGTGACGGCAAATTTTCAACTCGCAGAAAAGTAGGAATGTTTTGGCGAACAAAGTCACATAAATCAAAAGAATCTGCAATTGCTCATCTACAAAATAAAAAACTAAAAGAAGAGACTCTTGATGAAAAAGCACCTCCAGGTGCCAAGTTTGAGCGTATGGTCAAGCACATCAAGAAGGGTTATTCCAAAGACGGTCTGACCAAGAAGGAAAAGGGCATCGCTTATGCTACTGCTTGGAAGGCAAAGAAGCGAGAGTCCGAAGACTAATATGTAATGTTTGATTTAAATGATGGAAACTTTTTGATCTATGCTGCTAAATGTTATGATCGTCCTCACATTCTCCAATCAGAGTTTGAGGACGATCTTCGTCGTATCAAATATATAAA